GATCCAGAAATGTATTAATAAAGTTATTAACAAGGTCAATTTCAGGGAATGGAACTTTTGTACTTAATTCAATTGGAGCAACACGTTCTTGTCTATTATTTGATACTGTATTAATAATTAATGGGAATGCAAACACTTCGGTATCATCACCCTTTTGTTCTTTATAACTATCTTCACCAAGAATTATTTTTTTAACACTAATTGGTTTATTATGTTTATCATATGCCAAATTTGATGTTGATTTTATTTGATAGAAGAGTTGATCAACATCATCCAAAATAATTTTAAAGACGTTGTAAATTGATGGAATCATCCCTAACCTACTTTTAACCATAGCGTTAATTTTTCTTGTTATATTTTCTGAAAGAGTGGTTTTCTGGAGTTCTAATTCGGATTTTTTATAATATAATTTATTATAAAATCCACTAATATCTATACCATAATATTTGGTATAGCCAGTTGGATTTCTTGTTGCCGATTGAATATTATATGAATTCAGAAATGATTCAGGTTCAGTAATATCGGTATTTTCTAAAAGAATTGAGGTTATATTTCCACTAAGCAATTGGTCTTTAAATTTTAATAACGGTTTTTCAAATTGGGAATTATTTTCAGTATTATTTTCAAATGGATATGTTTGTACTTGAAATAAATTAGGTGGTTCAGTATTGTCTTCTTGCTCAACGTTCGTGGCAACAACATAAACCATGTATAATCTATTTTTTATTCTATTTCCAGTTCCACTTGAACTGTTGGATTTAATAACTTCATTATATTCTACTATATTTTTAATCGGTAACAATTTATCTTGTGGAACGGAATTGGTGAGTGGAAAAATTAGAAGACTATCATTTGGGTCTGGTGTTCTTATAACAAGTTGTGGTGTGCCAGCAGGTTTTAATGCCTCATTTTCTTTATAACCATTCAAAATATCAAATATTAAATCGATTTTTTCAATATCAGTTCTCGTATTTTTAAAACTATTATTATCGACATCAGTTTCCAACATCTTCGCAATAGCAGCATAAAGTTTTTCCAACTTCAATACTAATTCATATGTATTGGTGGGTTTAACGCCCGGGTCTGGATTCATTGAGTCCTTTTTATTAATCGAAGAATTTATCGAATCTTCGTTATTAGTCAGAGGAATCAGTGGTGCATTAACCGCATATCTAAATAAAATGTCGGTTAGTGGTGCAAAGGTCATGGCAACAAATTGTGCGTCAATGATGAAATTACCGTTTGCAGCACTAAATTCACTGGTATATTTAACCAGATGTAATTCATATGTTAATGGCTTACCATAATATCCTTTTACGGTTAAAGTAAATATTGGTGGTGGAAAATCAAATAATATTCTATATGGTGAATCGACCTGATTGAAAAATGCCAGACCTCTGATATCAACGAATTGAATATTAACTTGTGGAATGAATGATGAGTTAATTACGATTTTAATACTATTAATACCAAAACCCTCATAATGTGTTCTATTTCCAGTACTCCCATCATAATAATTTGTTGTGAAGTTCAAATAATTTGGATTGTCACCAGTTTCATTATCTTGATTGTTTCCCAAAAAATTTATTTTTTTAGACGTGGTACTACTTGCATTATTATCAATTATAACGGTTCTCCCCTTACTTCTTGCAGTTAGTTCAGCAAATATATACATGTCTTGATATTGGGGAATGCCATTATCAATACCATTATTGATGTTGATGCAATTAGGTTCTACAAGTATTACATTACCATTTTCAATTGTATTACATTCCATTCTTCTAGATTTTTATATAAATACCATATAATAAAAAATCTAAATTGATGAGACTTATTAAGATATCCATACTATTTATTATAAACGAAAAAATGATACTATTCTCAGTCACAGAAATAATAAATACACACGTTCACACTATTTGGGGGGATATCTTTTTTTATTTCTTCACTATTTCAATGCTTTTTTTCTTCGGTACACTTTTTTATATGATAAAATCATTAAGAAAGAGAATTGCAGATACAAAATTACAACAACAACAACATGTTGCAAAAATCGATAATATTAGAAAAGAACAGATGGATACTTTAGAAAATCTTAGAGTTGAAATGCTTAAGCGTGAAGAGGATAGAATTCGTCAATGGGTGGAAAGTGAAAAAGAAGCTCTTCATGTATTAAATGGTGTTTCGAACCTATTGGATTTAACTGATAAAATTGGTCGTGCGGATTCCGAGAAAATTTTAAAGAAACTCGATGAAATTCATGCCAAAGTCAAAAATCTAAAAGAAAATTAATTGATTCTATGTATTATGATAAAAAAATTAGAAAAATTCAAAGAAGTTAATGAAGTTCTCGCCAAAAGAATAAATAAGTTGGAAACCTATATGTTTGTTGAAAACATCGTTAAGGTTGCCGTGGTTGAACCCAAAGAAGATAATCAAGACGGCTAATTAAAATAAAATAGTATTTAAAACTATTTATATAAAAGAATTTAATATGCTAAAGAAACAATTAAGCAGGATATTAGAGGAAGGCGATGATTATACATACATTTATACATTATCCGACCCAACACTAAATAAAATTAGATACGTTGGCAAATCGGATAACCCCACAATTAGATTAAATGAACATATAAGAAAAGCAAAATATACCCACACTCACAAAAATCATTGGATTCTTTCATTATTACAAAACGGTCATGAACCAATAATTGAGATTGTTGACATTGTATTGAAAAATGAGTGGGGTTTTTGGGAACAATTTTGGATTGAAATATTTAAATCGTGGGGGTTTAATTTAACTAATATTGCTAATGGCGGTTGTGGTGGTAATTTAGGTGAACTTGTAAATAAAAAAATTTCAAAATCATTAAAGAATAGATGTTTTAGTGATGAAACCATAAATAAAATGAGGATTAGTGCTAAAAATAGAAAGATTGGTGATGAAGGTAGAAAAAATTTGTCGATTAAGCGTCAAGGTATAAAAAATTCAATGTACGGTAAAATAAGACCAGAATCGTCAAAAAATTATAGAAAAGTCATCCAAATGGATTTAAGTGGTAAGGAAATGAAAACTTGGCTGGGAATAATTGTTGCCTCAAAAGAATTAAAAATAAATCGTTGTACCATTTCAGATGTTTGTAATGGAAGAAAGAATACTGCTGGGGGTTTTATTTGGAAGTATTAAATTTGAATGTAAAAAATGAGTAAAATATTACAAAAAGGAGAAGTTGGTTTTGGAATCATGATAGAAAGCGATGCTGGATACATTAATTCTGAAATCAATAAAGACATTCTTAATGAGAATTTTGAATTAAAACCAAATGAACCAGTATTGGTTAATTGTATTTTACAAAAATGGGGTGTTAAAAACAAGAATGGTCGCATCTACCCCAAAGAAGTACTACAACCACAAGTTGAATTGTATCAGGATTTAGTTAATACCAATAGTGCAGTATCAGAAGCCGACCATCCAGATTCATCAATCATTTCATTACAGAATATTTCTCATATGATCACCAAAATGTGGTGGGGTACTGGTGAACAGGAAAACGTGTTATATGGTCAAATGAAACTCATTGTATCGCCCGGTTACATCAAAATGGGTATTGTATCAGTTGTTGGTGATAAGATTGTTCTTTATCTACAAAACAAAATCAAATTAGGTATTTCAAGTCGTGGTGTTGGAACATTAAAAGAAATTAATGGTGAAAATTTGGTTCAAGACGATTTTGAATTAATTGGTTTTGATTTGGTGGCAACACCAAGTACCCCGGGTGCATTTCTTTTTCCAGAAAAACGTGGAGACGTTAGTTTTGGTGAGAATTATGTGAATAAAAACGGCATTTTACTTAAGGAAGACGAGGGTAAAATAATTACGGCAATTGATAAATTTTTATTATAAAAGCACATAAGATAATAATTAAAAATTAGATATGCAAGAAAAAGTGAGGTAGTTTTTATTAAAAATTACACTTTTTCCTAATAAGAATGTATTTATATAAAAATATAGTATTAGGATACGACATTTAAACAAATGAAAGAAGATAAAAAATCATCGGTAATTAAAGAAGCGTTAATTGAATTCACAGAAATTCAAAAAGCTGCTGATGCTAATGCTAAAAAAAGTTTAGCGGAAACATATCCTGAAAA